ATGTCAAATGAGAGCACAAGACTGACGGAAAAGAACTCCGAAAAGCTTGTTTCAGAGGGCGAGGCGCGCCGGGACTTTTTGAAGAAAGCAGGGCGTTTTGCGGCGGTGACCCCACCGGCCATAACCATTTTGCTCGGCACGAGCCTGAACTCTGGGGCGATCGCCAAATCGGGAGGAGCACGCCCGGGGAATGGATGGGGTGACAAGAACCACATACATCTCGGGCCTCCGGGGAAGAAATAACTCCGTACGTTGTCGCCGACCGTTTTAAGTGCGCGACATTCCCGAAGAAAAGCCCGTTCTGCCTTAACCCGCGGCGGGCTTTCTTTGTGGCCTCTGCCAGCCCCCGCCAGGCGAGGGTCTTGTCTACGCCGCAAAAGCGTGCGGCGCGCTCTGGCGCTACCAGAGGTGACAGCCGGTCGACACCGAAGGCAGCCTGTCAAATCAAACTGAACCGAGCTCGCTCGAGTTTTTCACGAGCCTCAGACGGCTCGGATAATCGGGGGCAGAACCGTACGTCGGAGCCTAAACCCTTGCCCGTCGGGATATGCGACAGAAGTCCGAGATGCTGACGCTTTGGTCCCTATGCTGAAACCTAAGGCTCGCTGCATCATTTGATAGGGCCGGTGAGGAAATGCGTCACCTTCCTCGTCGGCAGCAGCTAGAGAGATGCCCGCCATTCCCTGGAGTGACGGGCATCTGTTTGGGTTGAATGAGTACCGCGTACGTGGCCAAGGCCCCCAGCGCTGATCACTCCTCAGCGCTGGGGCTCTCAGTCTCTTCGCTGACTACAGGCGCGCCCGATTCAACTCTGATCTTCATCATTGGACGCCCGGCCATGTCGCGTATCGTACAGAGCAATTCGCGGCTCTCGTCCTTGGGATGGTGCGTTCCGACGACAAGTCTGGTGACGATTTCGCAGCCTCGAAGCTTGGCCGAGTCCTCGTTCGGGAGGATGACCCCACGCGCATCGTGGTAGACTTCGCCACCGTCGGATACATCGAAGAAAAACTTGGGCATAGCGACCTATAACCTCGCATATGCGGGAAAGGTCCACTCACATTTCATACGGTTTGGTAAAACGGGGCTTACCGTGCAATGCCTGCCACGTCGCGCAGCGCCCCCTGCGCGAGCGGACTGTTTGGGTCGGACCGACTGGATGCGAGGGGGCCTGCAAGCCAGGAACTGCCGGGGAAAGCCGTCCTATTAGTGTACAAAGGAGGGGGATGGGAGGATTACGTTAGCCTTAACGAATTATAGACCGCGCTGTCCTATTTTAAGACAGCGCGGTCTCTCCCATCGGCCGCGCAGGCGGCTCCGGCAACACCTAGCAGCCCAACTGCCAATGTCGGAGCCGCCACCACAGATACCAGCAATGGTTGAATCAACAGTTACCAACCGTCATTACTGGTGCATTTTGCCGATTGTTAAAATGTTGGGATGGGCGCGAGGGGTTTGTTTCGCTGTTAAGAATGGGATGGCACCCGGGACTTCAGTCGCAGAAATTGGCCGCTGGTTGGTGCCGGCCTTACAGTAAGGAGAGAAATCCGGGGTCGACGCGACGAACGGTATTGAGTGCGTGCCACTGACGAGCGGAGCCGCGCAGTGTACAAGTAGGCATGACGAGCGACGAGCTATCTGCCCAGCGGCTTGCGGGAGAGCTCGATCAGTTCGCGCTCGTCGGTGATGCCCGCCATGTAGTTTGCAATAATGCGCGAGGCGCGGTGCTCCTTCTGCTCCTCCGTTTCGTTGGGTGCAGAGGTGGCCGCAAAAACTCGGCTCAGGGCCTCTATTTCATCGGGATTGAATACGCCCTTTGTCAACCGCCCCATAGGCATGGCTTTGCCACCCGTCCAAACACCCCCGCTCAGAATAATCACGTCCGCCGCGCGTGGCTAGTGATACCTGTGGGTTCCACTTTCCGCTCCAAGGCGGCCGTATTTCTAGGCCCGGTTGGCATCGGCACGTTTCTCCTGTGCGCTCTTACAGAGATGATCTAATTTGTCGCGGACCCGATCGTTATCAAGCAGTAGCTTGGCGCGCGGGAAACCTTTGCTAAGAAGCTCCCGTTCGATGGCTTGCCACCCTTCACAGTCGCCCGATGCGGCAAGTTTCCCAGCCTCGCGCCACATGCGCATGTCACTCTTTTGAGACAAGCCTTTCCTCCCATGCTTTGCGCTAAGCGTATAGGAGTTCGGGCCGGATCGCGACGACGGGTTTTGCCGCTTCAAATTTCAAACTGAGAGCGCCGGGGGATGCGCATCCGTTCCGTTGCGACGCTTTGCCTGTTCGGACTGCTTCTGTCATCGCGCTTAAAATACCTGATCGCCGGGCTAGCCATCTGCTGCTGCTTGGTCGCACAACTCCGGCTGGGGTCGACCGGTCCAAAATAGGATGGCAGCTTTACTCGAGCTGCGAAGAAGAACGATGTCGGGCGATCTTATCGCTCTCGATGAAGCGGTCCATGCGCTCGTGCAGCGTCGAGACGCTGCCTTTGAGGTCGCGCACGCCCGTCATCACCTCGTCGCGAAATTCGCGAAGGCCGGCCTTGGTGATGTAGGTCTCCGCAACGTGTAGCTTGTGCGCGGCGAGTTGCTCGGCAAGCAGCGATACCGATGCGATCGCCATGTCTGCCCTGGCATGTGCGTCGTGCGCATCCTTTTTGACCTCGTCCCGAGCCGATTTGATGGCCGCCTCGATGCGCCACCACAGGCCAGCCACCGCGCTGACGACGGCAAGTAGGAACGCGATATTGGAGTTGAATTCGCTCAATCTCCCCTCCCCAGCTCAGCTCGACGCGCGGCGCTCGCCCTGGTGTGGCGGTCGCATTCCGCCGGCGTATAGACACCGATGGCGCAGCCCGGCGCCATGGTCTTGTCGATCCTGTTCTGATCGGCGGTTGTCTTGCCCTGCGCTCCGGCCAGGCTATTACCGATGGCCGAGCGCAGCGCCGGCGCACCGTTGACGTCGGAAGTCGTACACGCCGCCAGCGTCGACGCAGTCGTCAAAAGACATGCGAGCATCAATGCCCCTCCTGATCGCATCCTGATTTTCCTTTTCGATCTTGGCGCGGACCTCTTCGGCGCCACGGTACTTGATGACTTCGCAAACGGTGAAAGCGGCGCCCGAGACGAGGGTCGCAATGGCCGCCCAGGCGATAGCGCCTGCCAAAAGGCGCGAGATGCCAAGGCGGCCGACAAGCAGGCTGATCAGGACGCTCATACGAGCCACCAGATGAGGAATCCGGTTATGACTGCCAGGCCTACGGCACCGACCAGGCGCAGGCCGCGATGAAGGACCACGGCGAAGACGGAGGCAAGGTTCTCCATTACGCCGCCTCCGCCCCAAGAGCCGCCAGCAGGTGCTTTGCTTTGCGGTTCGCACGCCAGCGCCAGGCGAGACCGCCGATGGCGAGCAGCGCGCTTGCGATTGCCAGGACGACGACGACCTTGCCGATCCATTCGCTGGTGTAGGCGAAGGGCGAAAGCTGGTTCTGCAGATCGTACAGGTAGCCGGAGACGCCAAGTCCGCCGGCACCGGCTCCAGTTGCCGCATCGGCCGGTGCGGTCGATGGGGCGACCTTGGCATCCCCGATAAAGGCTTTCGCCTGGCCGCCGTCGACGAAGCTCGCTATCTGCGGCGTGAGGCCGGATGCCCAGGACTGGCCGATCGACCGGACCTCCGCGACGCGCGAAGACCAGCCGGGGCCGAACACCGGCCATGTCTTCAAGTGCTGAAGGAAGGCCAACCGCAGATCGCATATCCGGTCGATCAGGGCATCGTGGTTGTTGCAGGCCTGGACGGCCGCGATGGTGCCGAGCCCCAAGACGCCGTCAAGCCGGCCCTGGTACAGCGGCCCGAGCGCGCGCTGCAGCCGGATGATTGACTGCTTCGGGCCAGAGTTCACCGCACCATCGAACACGACGTAGTCGACCCCGGCAGGCAGTTGGTCGCCTTTCACCGCGTCCCAGTACTGGCGATCGTAAATCTCGAAGAGTTCCTGGCCCATAATGCCCTTCACGGAACGAAGCGCCAGCCCCTTGCTCCGGCGATAGGCATCATAGATCCGCTGCGTAATGCCCTTCATCGTGGCCCCGCCCGGGTCGGCCGGATGATTGCTATAGCCGCCCTCGTGCGCGAGCACGCGGGCGAGCGATTCCTGCTCGCGAGATGCGGTCATGAATTTTTCCTTTTGAGCTTGGGAACTTTCCTGGCCGTCGGCGATTGATGGCCGCGGCAAGGGGGATTTCGGGATTGGATTGTTTCAGGAAGCTCGAGACGCTTATCGAGGCCGGCGGCGCCAACGCCGTCGGAGAGGCGCGCGCCCTTCTCGCTCAACTAAAAGGCAAGTCTCAGGGACTGGCTGAGGCGATCGACGAATTCCTGCTCGACATGATGACGCTGGATTTCCTACTCGAAACCGAGCGCGAGGCGTTCCAGACCTCAGCACGACACCTGGCGCATCGGCGACTGAGTATGGTGAAGCTGCTCTCGACCTAGCGGGCGTCCGTACCAGCCGAGCCCTGCGGGTTGCCAAGCGAAATCTGTGTGGTGTAGCCGCTGCCGCGGTCGAGCGTGTCGGTGATCGAGGCAATCGTGTACCTGCCGTCGACGCCGGCGCGCACCATGATCACGGCCGTGCCTTCCGGCTCGGCGGTCGGCTCGCCCTCGATTGTGATCGACCCCGATCCCTTCTGCCGCGCGCCGTCGACGCGATCGGCATCGGCCCGGGTCTGCGCGGCCGTGGCGTCCGGCTCCATGAAGCGCAGCACGTCCTCCGGCTCGACATCCTCGCCGGTCTCGACCTCTTCGATCACCTGCTTTGCCCGGTGGAAGTCGTACCAGCGGCCCTTCTTCTTCTTGAAACGCGGCCGGTCCGTCACTGGCGTCAGGCCGCTCGCCGAGATCACTATGCCGCGGGTGATGACGATGGTCGGCAGAGGCTGGTCGGTCGCCGAGACGCCCTGGTTGCGCGGCACGAACCCAGCCTGCTGGCCCTTGATGGCGAAGGTCGCGCCATGCTCACGCGCAAGCCGATCGGCGAAGGCGAAGAAGCTCTCATTGTCCTGCGCCTCATATTCCAGCTGCCGGCTGGCAAGCGACGGATGCACCTTGATCGACAGGCCTGCGTCTTGCGCCGCGTCCTCGAGGACCTGGCCAAGCGTCTTTTTCTCCCAATGCCGGTCGACCGGCTGCTTGACCTTGCCCTTCAGGCTCGCCGAGCGCGCGGTGATGGAGAGCACGCTGCCGGATCCCCGGTCGAGCGACCAGTCGCAAGTGTCCACTTCTCCCTCGAAAGTCCGCATCGCGCCGCCCTGCCAGCCGAGCTCGATCGACACAGGCGTGCCGGTCTTCGGAAAGCGGACCGTCGCATCCTTGTCGTCAAGCGTGAAGGTCGCCGATTGCGTCGCCTCGGTGCTCGACTTGGTGATCGACAGCGAGATCAGGCGCGGCAAGAAACGTGAGGTTACGTCCTGTCCGCCGACAACCACGCGGAAATGACCTTTTCTCATGAGAACAGGTCAATCACGGATTTCGCCGCGCCGCCCTCGGCCGCCATTTCGGCCGGCGTCAACACCGTGACGACGCGACCCACCGGCAGGAGCGGGCCCGACCGGGCGAGATCCCGGTTCAGGGCGAAGGTCTTCGCCACCATGCCCGAGAAGACCTTGCGATAATGCCGCGCCAGCAATGCGGACAGCGTCGTGCCTTCCGTCTTGACGATGACGGTCTCGGTCATGGCGGTATCTTCCCATATGTGTTGCGGGAGTTGCTCTAGCTATAGGCTAGCCGGCGGCTGCCCATTAAGCAGCGTAGCCAGAGCGGTTATGACCTGCGGCATGAAAAAAGGCTTAGGAATCATGACGCTGTTGGGAACGCCTTCTGCAGACCAGTGGATGGCACTGTCACCGCTCACATAAATGACGGGCATCGTTGGACTGGCTTCGCGAACGAGCCGAGCCAAATCCCACCCCGACTTGCCCGGGCCCAGCCGAATATCGGTGATGAGCGCCTTGAACTTTTCGGGCTTCGCGTTGAAGGCGCTCAGCGCGTCTTCAGCACTCCTGCTGCTGAGCACAGAGAAGCCTGCTTCCTCCAAAGCCGTTTCGATTTCCAAGAGGATGAGAGGTTCGTCCTCAACGACCAGAATCTCGCTGTCACTCATTGATTGGCCGGTCCCTATTCGGGCCACTACGCTTTCAATTGCCTTCCGGTTCCAACGACGTAATCGTTTTTTTCACCGCACGGGCCGTGGAAGCGCTCGGCACCATCTTTAGGCCAGCAGCGAGAACAGCGATGTGAAGAAGTCGCTCGCCGCCGGCGCCGCCGATCTCTGCAGTTTGACGATGATATCCACGACCTGGCCGACGCCGTCGCGCTCCAGGTAGGTGTGCTCGTCGTTCACCGACTGCACGACATAGAAACCGAACACCGAGCCGTCGCCGCGCGTCACCAGCTGCGGCGTGCCGGCCGCTTGAGCGCCACGCAGAATGTTCAAAGTGCCCAAGCCGCCGAGCTTGGTCGGCAGCAGCTGGCCGGAGACGGTCAGCGTCTCGGCGCCGAGGCCGACATCTTCGAGCGGCGGCATCGCGCCGACGACCGGTTTTTCCGCATAGTCATGCGTTGTCTCTCGCGAATGCGTATCGATGTTGAACGAGAGATCGCATTCGACCAGGCCGATCTTCATCAGCATCAGCGTGGCCCTCCGAAGTCGATCGCCTGCCCGCGCGTGTCGGATTGCACCTGCTGCCCCGTGGTTCTCTGACCGAGCGAGCCGATAGGCCGCATCAGATCGCCCTTGGCCGAAGACAGGAAGCCGCCGACCCCGGCGATGAAGGCCGCGGCGGCGCTCTGGCCGAATGACTGGCCGGCGCCCGCGACGCCCGATGTGAAAGTCTGCGCAGCATTCTGGCCGGCCTGCGTGCCGCCTTCGGCAATCTTGGCGCCCGCGTCATTGCCGCCGGACTGCAGGCTGCGTTCGATTTCGCCGATGTCAAAGGGCCGGCCGAGCGGCTCCGGCGCCTTGTCACCGCCTTTCGCCGGTGCGTGCGCGCCCTCCCTGATGGCCCGAAATTGCCGCTCGGCTGCGGTCATTTCCTCCCACCGCTTCGGCCGCGGCGTGGGCACGGGCGTGCCGGCAGGCTGCACGCCGGCATTCGGCACGCGCGTCAGCCGGTCTTCGATAGCCGAGGACTGCTTCTGAAGAGAATCGAAGACGTTCTTGATCTCGCCGCGGCCGAGCTGTGCAAGCGCCGCGCGGAAAGCATTCTCGGCGGATGCTCCGGTGATGTTGCGATCGAACCACCCCAGCTCCGGATGCTGCTTGTTGTAGCGGTCCCTGAATTCGGCCATGTAGGCCATGGGATCGCGGCCGCTGGCGCGCAAGGCCTCGTAACCCTTGTCGACCGCCATCATATCGGACAGCCGCTGGTTCACCTTCTCCAGCACGGGATTGAGCGCCCGCCCGGAAAGGTCGCCAAGGGCCCTCCCCGTCTCCTGGATATTGTTGATCAGCTGCTGCCAGTTGCCTTCGGAATCGCCAGTGATCTGGGCGAAGTCCTTGGCCACGGTCCCGGCCGAGCCGCCAAGCGCGTCGAGATGCTTCTGCAGTTCCGGCATCTGCGTCAGCAATGCGCGCATGCCTTGCTGCATCTGGATATCGGTGAAGATCAGCGGCAGCTTCGACAGGTCGCCCTTGAGCGCCTTCTGCGTCTGCTCGACCAGCGTCTGGATGACGTCGCCGCCCTCCTTCCGGGTGCGATCGAGTTCCTTGCGGATGTCTATGTGATATTTCTTGAAGTTCTTGGCGACTTCGTTGCCATAGGCCTTCTGCAGGATGTTGGAGAAGTTGGTCGCAGCCTCGGCCGAGGATCCTGTCTGGTTGCGCACGATCTCCAGCATGGCAGCCAGGCGCTTCAGCCCTTCGGTGCCCTTGTAGCCGAGCGCAGCGAAGGCGGGCGCGATGGCCGGCAGCTCCGCCGCCATGTCCTTCAGTTCGAACTTGCCGGCCTTGCCCTCGAAGGCGAGGATGTCGAACGCCTCCTGCATCTTGTCGGCGGTGATGCCGAGCGAGTTGGCCAAGGCATCGGCGGTGAGCGCGATATCCGACATCTCGGCGCCGGAGGCCTGCGCGGTCCGCGCCACGGTCGGCAGGAAGGCCAGCGCCTCCTCCAGCGAGCGGCCGGAGGCGATCAGGGTTTCGAGACCCTGCACCACATTGTCGAACGGCAGCTTGGACTTGTCGGCAAGCTCCTGCAGCACGGCGATGGTCGGCTTGATCGCGGCTGCGGGCTTGTCGGCATTGATGATGATGCGGCCGATGGTGCGCTCGAGCTGCGCGTAGTCGCGCGCGGTGCGGATCGCGACATAGCCGGCGGCAGCGGTGGCGATGCCGGCAACCTTGCCGAATGTCGCCACTCGCGCGAGACGCCTCTCCCGTTCCGCGTCCTGCGCCGCCAAGAGCCGCTCCTCGGCCACCTGCGTGCGCGTCAGGCGCGTGTTGTTGCGCGCCAGGTAGACATCGCGCTCGGCCCTCTGCAGCGCGGTCAGGCTGGTCCGCGCCTTGGCGGCGGGGCCCGACACACGGTCGAGCAGGGAGACAATCAGCTCGGCCGACATCCTGGCCATCAGGCATCATCCTTGGCAGCGGCGAAGACGAACTCCGGCACGACCTGGTGGAACACTTCCATCAAGGCCTCAGCATCGTCCCAAGCGAGCTTCTTCAGCACCTCGGGCGGCAAGGCGCAGAGCCGCGCCAGCAGCTCGCGGTTGCTGATCCCGGCGCTCGACCAGTCGTCAATGTCCTCCAGCGTGGACGGCCGCATCCTGATCCGGACGATGCGCTCGCCACCGCGGGTGACAGGGCGGCGAAGGGTCAGATAGCGGTAGTCGGCATCGGTCAATTCGAGCGCGGCCTCTTCCAGCCCTCCGCCGATTTCCGCAGCCGCCGCAGCGGCCGCAACGGGCGCCGGTTCGTCGGCGCCCGTCATGAAGTCCTCAATCGCGTTCTTGGGCGGCATTATTCAATGCCCAGCAGGACGCGGGCCTTGGCCAGCTCGTCGACACCGAACTGCCGGCGGCGGGTCGTGAAATAGTCCCAGTAGAACCATTCCTCGTTGTCGACCGACAGTTCGTAGTGCGTCACCTCGCTGACCTGGTGATCGTGGCCGAAGGCCGAAGCGCGGTCGAAGGCGTCCGGCGCGATGCGGCTGACGATGCCGCGGATGACGGTCTTGGCCTGGAAGGCATCGCCCGTCTGCTTGTTCTTCAGCACGCCATAGCCGGTGAAGTTCAGCGGCTGGTTGGTGCCGACGCCCATGGCGCGATAGCTCGACTTGGCGAAGCCGGCGAGCTTGAAGGTCGGCTGCAGCGCCTTGATGGCGTTCATGCCCCATTCGACCTCGCCCGGCGCGCCGCCGCCGAGATGCGCGACGGTCACCTGCTCCAGCGTCGGGAGCCCAAGCGACTGGAGCTTTATGTGGTTCGAATCTTCCGGGTCCTGGTCGCCGACGAAGAGGTTGACCTGTTCGAGCAGCAGAAGTTTCTCGGCCATGGTTGAATGGTCCTTCTATGAGACAGCGGTGAAGAGGTGGCCCGGGCGAAGCCCGAGCCCGCGACTGCGGGCGGGCGACCGTTCGCCGCCCCGCCGGAGCCGGTGCGCGGCTGGAGGCCTAGGAAATCAGGTTCTGCCTAGCGATCAGCTCGTCGATCGTCGCCTGGAGCGCAGGCGCGTAGGGGCGGCTGGTCATGGTCAGGCGGCGGAACACCGGTGCTTCCTCGAACTGCGCGTCGATGTAGATGTGGCCGGAGCGCAGATCCTGCGCGTTGTTGAGCTGCGGGTCGAAGCGGCACTTGAAGCCGAGAATGTCGCCGTTCGCCTCGGCCTTGGCGAGGATGTCGTGCACGGTGTTGACGACGGACTGGATCGTCTGCGTGGTGAGGTTGAACTTGCCCAGGAACTGCCGCAGCGTGCGCAGGCAGGTCAGCTCGATGAAGTCGCGGCCGCGCACCTTGTGATACTGCTGCCAGATCGTCTGGTCGGACAGATTGTCGGTGCCGATATAGACGAAGCCGCCGTCGGCGATTGCGAAATCGTCGCCGCTGTCGCCGCGCACGATGATCCCCCCTTGAGCGGCCAGGATTTCCTGCCCTTCGGTCGATCCGTCGGTGAGCGAGAAGCGGTAGTTCTGCTCCGGCCCGACGATGCCGTAGAGCGCCTGGTTGGCCCAGGAGCGGAACGGCCGGCCGTCGTTCTGATAGTCGCGGCGCACCGCGACGCCGGCGATGCGAGGTGCTGCCGGCCGGGTGACGACATCGCCGGAAGCGTCGAGACGCTTGATGCCGGGAGTGACCGGGATCAGCCGGTCCGAAGACAGGGTCTCGCGCCACTGGGTGAAGGCGTCGGGGCCGTTCGGGCCGTCTACGATCGCCACGGCGAGGATCTTGTTCAGCACTTCCGGCAGCGCCGCGCAGACGGCATTGGCCAGTTCCTCAACCGTGGCGGTCGCGGTCGGCAGCACTTTGCCGGCGTCCGCTCCGCCCCCGGAGAAGGTGACGTTGAGCGGCGCCGACAGATAGGCGCCGGGCGTGTCGATGACGAGCGAGGCGACCTTCTGGGCGCCGGGGCCGGAGCCCATGACGGCGTGCGCGGTCGGCAGCACCTTGTTCGGATCGGCGCCGCCGCCCGTGAAGGCGACATCGGGAGCCGCGGTCATGTTGGTGCCTTGAGTGGCGAGCGCCAGCGCGGTCAGCGCGCCGAACTGCTGGGTCGTGTAGCCGGGCACCAGGATGAGGCGGGGATAGACGCCGAGATCGGCGCCGGCATTGACGAAGGCATGGATGCCGGTGCCAGCGACCGAGGAGCCGACGATGTTGGCGATGGTGGCCGCGATGTCGGCGCCTTCGGCAACACGGTTGACCACCAGCTGCGCAGCGACCTGGTATGGCCCGAGCTGCGCGTTGATGCCCTCGACGGCGTCGACGAACAGCGAATCGGGATCGCAGAGCGCGAGCTTGGTCGCGTCGTTGGAGTTGAGACGCACCGCGACACCGGCCGGGAAGGCCGCTTCGAAGGCAGCTTGCGTCGCGGTCGCCGCCTTGGCGAAGGGCATGCAGATGCCGACGACGCTCATCAGCGCATTGGACGGCACGGCCGCCTCGTTGGCGTCGCGACGGATTGTGATCCCGAAGACGGGGTCGGTCATGGTGGTTTCTCCTGTGGACAGAAAGAAGACCCCGCTGTGCGGGTTGGTGCATTACTTTAGAGACAAGTAATATTTGTCAAACTGGACACTGCGTAACTATCGAGCTATGGGAACTCGCTTGGAAGATCAGAGAAGACCAGCAGCAGTGACTAAGGACAGGCCCACAAAGGCGGAGAGCCTATTCATCGAAGCGCAGGAACGCTTCGAGGGGGAGCATTTCGAGGAGGTCGCGCCAAACGCTGTCACGCAAGCGCTGTTCGAAATTCGCCTTTCGCTATGGCTTTGCTTGGCCGTCCTCTGCCTCATCTTGTGGCGGCTCTGGTAAGCCTAGACTGGCCACCCGCTTTCGATGTCGACCGCGTCGAGGGCCGCGGAGTCGAACGCCGCCACGATCTCCGCCGATAGCGCCTTAGCCCGGCTGAAACACGCCTGCACATGGCGGCCAATAGCTACGCCGATCGACTTCATGGTCGCTGCGTCTACTGTTACCCAAACCCCCGGCTGCGCCTCCCAATCTATAGCCGTCAACTCCGGGTCATTGCCGAAGAGCAACACGGCGCCGGTAATCTTGGCTTGACTGTTCGCATCCGTCCGGACGGGAACGCCGCCTACGATCGTCCCGCCAGTCTCGACCTTCCAGCGCTTTTCTGCGAGAGCCGCGAGTTTAGCCGCGCGACTTTCCTCTAGCGTGACTGTCGGCGGCGAATATGCTGCCGCGATCGGAGCCGCATCGGCAAACAAGGTCCCGCCAAGCTCTTCGGGATCATCCGGAGACGCCGTAAAGGGTATCCAGCCAAATTCCGGATGCTCAATTTCGACATCAATTGTGCCGAACTGGTTGTAGACGGGGTTGCGAAAGTCCATCACGAAACCCTCAGAAAGAGCGTTTGCCGGAGGCGATTAGAGCCGGCGCTGTTGTTCACGCGGCCCATCGCACGCCAGGTCCCCGAGAGAGTGCTGCCGCCCTTAACTCCGGTGATGGAACCCGAGCCAAACACCACGTCATCGCCGGGATCAGTGCCAACATTCGTAGTGACGCCCGCGGGCTGAATGGCGGAGCCAGCGTACGTCGACCCATCCACAATGCCGGTGCTGTTAAGGGAGTAGCCGAACACGTAAGTCCCGACAGCACCGTAAGCCAGCGCCGCATTGCCGACCCCGTAGTTCGGTGCCGGTGAAAGGGCTGTGATCGCGTCCTTCACGCGCAACGGCGTCATGGCCGTTGTGTCATCCGTACCCGCCATAGCTTGCGCGTTGGTGGATTTCGTAACGGTGATCGTTCGGCTTGCCGACAGATCTCCGCCGCCGGTCGCAAGCCCGCCGGCTGAAACCGTGGTAGCCTTGTCGGCTTTCAGGGCATCGGCGGCAGCTTGCGCAGTAGAGACTGGCTTGGCACTGTCAGCGGTATTGTCGACGTTGCCGAGCCCGACATCGGCTTTCACGAGAACGAGGGCCGTCTTCAGCGCGGCGACCGTAATCGTGCCCACAAGCCCGGCCACGCTTGAAACTTGATCGGTGTTGTCGATCTTGTCCCAAGCAGTGCCGTTGGAAACGATCCAGTCGCCGATTTGCCAATCGGTGATGCCGGACACATTCGTCGCGCCCGCCGTGGCAACCTTGTAGTACTGGCCTCTATTGGCGCTCGACGCCGCCGGGATCGTCGGCGTGTTGGTGTTCGCGTTCCAAGTGCCCTGATAGGACAGGGAGCCGAAGAGAGCCGACGGCAGCTGCGCGGCCGGGACCTTGCCGGTTGCGTCGAGTTCGGCATAGCCGTTCGCGTTGCCCTTTTCGCTCTCGTTCTGCTTGCTGTCGAGCGCGGCCTGCAGCCCCGTCGTGTCGGCGATGACATGGCTGTGGACCAGCAGCGCGCGCTGGGCGACCGAGACCAGCAGGCCGGCGATGTCGACATCGATCGCCGACAGTGCCGCGATCAGCCGCAGCACATCGTCCTCTAGATTGTTGCTGCCGTCCGGCAGCTGGTAGCCGCGGTTCGGCGTGGCGTTTTCAGTCGGCATGGCGATCCTTGTCGGCGTTACGGGGCGGAGATCGCCCGGAAGTCGTAGGCCATCGGCCGCGCCGCCGGTGTCCCGGTCAGCGTGATGCGGATGCGCCCGACCGGATTGGCGTTGAAGCCGGTGACGCTGTATTTGCGCTCGACCCAGCCGGCGTCCTGCAACGGCGTCTGCGTCACCTGCGGAACCGGCGTCCAAACATCGTTCGCCGCGTCGGCATGCAGCGCGATCGTCGCGCCGGTCGGGATCTTGGTCTTCAGGTAGGACAGGATGTCGACGCCGGTACCCATGTCGAAGGCACGGGTCACGTAAGTACCCGTCGTCTGCAGCTCGCCCTCGATCGCCAGGATGACCGGGAAGACCACCGGAGAGACCTTGGGCGAGCCGGACAGCACTGCCCGGACCTCGACATTCCCGGTATAGAACGACTGCAGCTCCCAAGCCTGGTCGGGATTGAGCAGCGTGACGGAGCCGTCGTCGAGTTCGACCTCGAAATGCATCGCGGCCGCTGCGGTCGGCAGCTCGACCTCGGCGCGGATCAGGAGGTCGCTCATGTTGGCGACGGCGAAGGTGCCGACATCGACCGACTTGGTCGTCGGCGCGAACTTGGCCGCGATCAGCTGGAAGCAGATGTCCTCGTCCTGGTGTGGGGTCCATGTGACGGCGTTCGACGACGACAGCATGACGCCGACCGAATAGGGCTGCGCGGCGACCGGCTGCTGGAGGTCGGCGTCGAAGTCGCCGAGCTTGGCCGTCTTGATCGAATGGTTGCCGTCATTGGTCTTGACGACGAAGGCATACTCGACGCCGCCCGCCAGCCAGATCGGGTATGGGAACCGAATCTCGGTCCATTGGCCGATCACCGCCTCGTTCATGTCGTAGAACGCCTGCGCGATGACGTTGACGGTCGGGATGCCGTTGGCGACCTCGACCAGCTCGAGCACGATCGGGTTGTCCGGATCGCCGACCAGGCAGACTTTCAGGTTGACCCCGGCAATGTGCCGCCCTTCGGTGGGCGTGAAGGTCTGCGCCAGCGGGTCGGACCGGCTGCCGCCATTGCCGCCGCCGCCACCGCCCACACCGCCGGTTTCCCGCGGCGCGGTGACCGAGGTCTGCTGGACGGTCGTGGTGATGACGCGCCGGAGCGTCTCGATATCGATCGTGCCCTGGCCGACGAAGATGGCGGCCGCCTTCGAGCCGCCCTGGCCTTCCGCGACCAGACCTTTCGAGCCGGCCGGCACATTGGCAGGGATGGTAAAGCTGTTGACGATCTGGCCGGAGCCGTCGGCGCTGACACCGCCCGGGTTGACGTTGATGCCGTCGAACTCGAGCTTGGTCAGGTTCTCGCCCGCGCTGAACCCCTTGATGGTGAACTGCAGGGAGATTTGCCTGAGATAGGCCAGCGTCTCCTCGCGGGTCGAGCTCTCGATCGTCTCCTTCTGTGTCGTCGTGGTGGTCGTCGTGGTGCGGCCGGTGGTCGACTTCGACGTGGTGATGACGACCGGCGAAGACAGGGCGGCCGCGCTGTCGGACGCCCATTCGGTCGCGCTCTCGGTCCAGTAGTCGACCGGCGGGTTGATCACCATCGACGCCGGCAGCGGCGTGAAGTTCTGGTAGGGGTTGATCTTGGTGCAGCGGGTGGCCAGCGCCTGCTCCATCGCTACCTCTTCGGTCCAGTCGAGCAGCGTCACGCCAGGCAGGTTGATCGCATGGAAGGTCGGGTCGATGGCAAGCCGCAGCAGCCCGCCGAACACGGCGGCGGTCTGCGGCTCGCCCTCGTCACGATAGCGGTCCGAGGTGAAGGGGTCGACGAAGACGCCGTTCTTGGAGATCGGCTCGCGACTGTCGATGTCGCGCTGCAGCCGCTCGAGCGCGATCAGGTCGAGCGCATCGACCAGGCTGTTATACATGCGGTCGATCTTGGCCATGGTGTAGGCGCGCACGCCGATGTTGGTGACGTTCGGCGTGCCGGTCCAAACGTTCTCGACCAGGGCGAGCGGCAGCACGTCGGCGGGAACGGTGGGCGGCAGCGCGTTGGTGCGGCTGGAAACCCCTTTCAGGTAGACGGAATTGCCGTCGCTATCGAGGCCGAGCACGTCGACGCGCGGCAGCTTAAAGTCATAGTCGACCTGGATTTGCCCGCCGTTGACGCCGCCGGCGACCGTGATCGAGGTGGCGGTGATGTCGGTCGGCGAGACGATGCCGAGATAGCGGTATTTGACCGTGTAGCTCGACCCGGTCGCCGGTTCGGCGCCGCCGGCCGCCCATGACACCAGGTCGCCGGCCTTCGTGTAATCGGCCGGCGTCGCATAAGTCGTGGCGCCCTGCTTGACCTCGAGGATCGACGTGACGCCTGTATTGACCAGCGCATCGGACCCGTTCGGGGTGCCGCCGCGCACGACCGTTTCGGTGACTTCCTTCTCGACCAGGACTTCACGGATCGTGGCGATCGGTCCGTGATTGAGGGTGACCACCGTCGGGTTGGTGCCGAAGGTGTGCACCTCGGTCGGGATGCGGAAGAGGTCGAAAGTCTCCGTCTCGCGGTGGCGCAGCGCGGCGTACCGCGTGCGCTTCTGGCCCTTGATATTCGCCACTCCCTCCGCAATCGAGAACACCTGGTCGGTGCCATCCTTGCCCAGAGCAGAAACGGTGCAGCCCGAGACGATGTAGTTGCCGTTGGCGTCGAAGTCGTAGATCGCGAGCTGCGCGTTGATGCCGGTGAGGTTCGGCGGCGGCGTCTGATCGATGGCGACGCCATCCTTGAGCAGATAGACCGAATAGAGGTCGCCCTCCCCGTCGTCACCGGAGAAGCCCCAGGCGAGCGAGACCACCACGCGCGCGGCGCCTGCCTCCTCTTCCGACAGCGCGCCGGGCATCAGGCCGAGCAATGCCGGCTCGTCCAACTCGGTCAGATAGGTTTCGAGCACGCGAACGCCGATATGCACAGCGCCCACCATCGGCACGTCGGTCAGGACCGCGGCCGGAGCGTCGAGAACACGGCCGTTCACATAGAGCTTGCCGAGCGTGAGGGTGACGGTCTCGGCTTCCGCATCTATGATGATGTCGGCGCCCTCGACGCGGTCGCCGTCGCGCGCGACGAGGTTGCCGACCGAGCGGATCTTCCGCTGCAGAATCTGCTGCGCTTCGAACATCTCGGCCGCCTGGCCGATCTTGCCCTCGCGCGTGAGAACCATGTCCCACAGCGGAAAGGCAACGGAACGGTCGTAAGCGCCAGTCAGGTTCGACTTATGCTCGTAAGCCATTTTGCCTCAAACGATTTTCAGGAGAGCGCGAAAGCGCTCGCGCGAAGTCTTGCCGAGAAGTGCCGGCGCGATGTCGAACCCGCCGACGATCGAGCCGCCGCTGATGCCAGCGCCGGACAGCCATCGGATGCCGGCGGGGTGCGTTCCCACGACATTGCCGCCAAGGGTGACGCTCCACGAATGAACGGTCTCGCCGTCGCCCTCGCCGAAGTCCATGCGGGCTTCGACGTAGATGTTCGGGCCGGGGATATCGGATGCGATCCATCCCAGCCCGCCAGCTTGGTAATAGCCGCCGAAGAGGGCCGTCACTGGCCGGTAGACGTGCGCCTTGCGGAAACCGATCGGCGTGCCGTCCTGCCGGTAGACGCCAACCCAGCAGCTCTTTGCCAGCAGCGCGGTGGCGATGATCTGCGCCCGCGAGGCGGCCGCGTCCGAAACCCACTGCAGCCCGGGCGTGTTCCAGGGAAACGGTCCCCAGCTGATCGACCCGCCCTCGACCGGCTCGATCCACGCGCCAAGAGCTCTCAGCTCGGCCTCGGTCAATTCATGGAAGCCGGCGTCGAAGGTGCGGCCGAACGACCATTTCACGCCGCCGCCATGGAGGAAGACGCCGGAATTGTCGCCCCAGATGCCGTCTCCCCACCTGGAATAGGCCCAATCGTGCTCCCGCACGTTGTAGCCGTTCCATGCGCGATAGAATTCGGACCGAACAGGGTCCGACAGGCGAACGACAGCCTCGATCGTGGCGAGGTCGTCTTCATTGTCGCGGAACCGGTCGAGCTCGAGCTCGTAGAGGTGCCAGCGCGTGCGGCGCACCGGCGCCTCATAGAAGGTCGAAAACGCATAGCCGACCCATGTCAGGCTTTCGGCGACCCCCTGCGGCGTGCCCTTCACCCGCTGCCAGCGCAGGCCATATTCGATGACGGAGGCGAGGTCCGGCAGATATTGCGTGATCCCGCCAAGCCCATACTCGACGACGAGCCAGGGTAGGATCGATTCCTGGCCAGGTGCGAACTTGAAGCCGCGCAGTTCGTCGAAGCCGGGCTGCAGCTCCGGCAGGCGATCGAACGATTCCGAGAGCGCGCGCTCGAAAAGCGTCGTGTTCTGCGGCAGGAGATTGAGCCGTTCCGTCACCGGTCGCGCCCCTTGTAGGCGAGCGAGACGGCGCCGATCTTGACGGCCGAACCGTCGTCGACCGCCACGTCAGCCACCGGCGCAGCCAGCGATACACGCTGCACGCCGGGCGCCTGCAGCTTGGCGATCAGCCAGGAGCGCGTGACGTTGAAGCCGAGCCCGCCCTCGTCCGCCAAGGCTTGGCGCAGCAGCGTCTCAAGGCTTTCGAAGACCGTGATCGGCGTCGTCGGCAGAAGCCAGATATCGGCTGCGACATTGACCGTGGCGCTTGTTGCAGAGACCACGGTGATGCGGTCGGAAATCACCCTAACGCTGTTCTTCTGCACCTCGGCGTCGACCGCTGCGAGCAGCGCGGCATCGGGCTCGCCGAAATTGTCGGTCGCAAGCACCGCGATACGGATGTCGGGGCCGGTGCCGACGCGATAGACGGCGACATCCTTGACGCGAATCGAGGCGCGCAGCGCGGCAGTCCTGTACCAGTCCTCGCTGCCCGCGGTGGAGCGGCCGGATATGGCGACCACGGTGCGGGCGCGAAGCCTGGTGTCGCTCTCGCCTGTCAGGCGCACCACATCGTAGAAGGCGGCGAGATGGTCGAGATCGACGCCGGCGGCGAAGGCCAGAAGGTTGGCCTTGACCGCGTCGTTGATCGCAGCGCGGTAAAGCACCTCGCGGAACGCGCCGGCCTGCAGCAGGATGTTGGCCGGCTCGCCCTCGAGATCGATGATGCCGGACACGTCGAGACCATAGCTGGTCGCAAGGTCGACGAAGGTCGCCTTCACCGCAGCGAGCGCGTCAGCCTCCGAAGTGACGCTGATCGCTTGCGGCTCCGGCAGACCTTCCAGGGTGGACAGGTCGAGCATCGGTCTACCCCGTGACAATCAGATTGCCGCCCGACTGCGCCAGGCGAAGCGAAACGGTGCCGGCCGGCGTCAGGTCGCCGAGATGAGCGCGCGGACGGTAGATACCTTCGATCGACCAGTCGGAGGCGCCAGTGCGGTCGAGCGTCAGCGGTGAAATCCGGGTCGGCGTGAAGCGCGGCTCGAAGAGCAGGATCACGGCCGCGACCGACCACTGGAAACGGATCACCGTCTGCACGTTGGCGAGTTCGCCGAGCAGCGCCGGAACCGGGCTGCCGACATATTCCCGCAACACGCGCTCGAAATAGCGCGTTGTCAGCAGTATCTCGATCGCCTGGATGACATTGTCCCAACCGCTCTGCCGGAGGCCGGTCGAGCGGTCCATGCCGAATTGCGTCACTTGCGCTTCCCGCGCCCGACCGCCTTCGCGACATCGACCTGGTCCGCGATTTCGATCTGGCTTGGCGGCGGGTCAACCACCGTGACTTGCGGAACAAGGTGCCCGCGCAGCCGCTCATAAGCGGCCTGCGAAGGCGTCATCTCGACGGTAGAGCCCGGCGCGCCAAGCTTCGGCGCGCGATCGGTGACAATGAACTTCAAGATGGCCTCCATCGAAGCATCTGGCGATGCTCGTTAATCAGCGGCGAAGACTTTCGAGGACCCCTCGACGATCGGCCAAAGGCCGGTCGAGGAGCCCGACATGACGTGGACCCTGTCACCGATGCGGGCGACCTTGCGGCCATCTGCGCCGCCAAGATCGACCCGCGGTGCTGACAGTTCCGCCCGGTCGCCGCCGCCGTCGAACAGCATCGTGGCGGAGCCGTATTTCGACAGGATCCTCGTTTCAGGGTCCGACGAGGGCGACGGGTTCTGATCCGAAAAGGTCACACCGCCTGGCGCATGTCGCCATGCGGCGCGACCAGCATCATCTGCTGGCCTTCCGTCGGCGGCCGCCAGGATTTCTCGTTGCCGGCTATCTCGCCCCATGGCCGCAGCGGCGACAGGAACTCGCGGCCGTTCGCGTCGGACAGCAGCAGCTGCACGCGCTTGGTGTCGTGGTCGACCTTCTTCACCGTGCCGAAGCGCAGATTGCCGGCAACCATGCGTTTGAGGGCCGCGATATCGGCCTGCAGGCCGAGAATGACCCTCACCAACTCGACATCAGACATCAGGCTGCACCGCCGAGCTCGGGATCGGGCAGGATGTCTTCCGTCAGCTCGGTCTGCGCGCCGTTGAGCACGGTGCCAACCTGGTCGAACTCGACGACCTCGACCAGCTGCTCCTCGTCCGGCGGAGCGACGCCGAGCATGCCCGGTACAGCGGCCGTCGTCATCAGGGTCGACTGCACCTTCTGCCAGGTCAACAGGTCCGCGCCCTTGCCGAGCTCGGCGCGCATGATGGTGACGGCGGACTGGTAATCAGCGACGGTCGCCAACTGGGTCAACGCAGCGTCGATGACTGTGGGCAACCCAGCACCGGGCGCCGGATCGCAGACCGGCTCGATCTCGATCTCGACCATTCGGATCGCATGCTTGCGACCGCCCTCCGGGTCGACGCCGCGATTGGCCTTGATCGGCCCGATAGCGGCAACCAGCGACCTGAAACATTCGGCGAAGGCGTTGTTCGGATCGGACAGCACGCGGCGCCATTGCCGGTCGAGCATGTCGAGCGAGAATTCGAGGCCGGCATCGGTCGCCGCGATCTCGATCTGGGCGACGGTCTGGCCATCCGTCGTCTGATAGGCGACGCTCGAGGCGACGATCAGGTCGAGCGCGAAGCTCACCGTGCCGGAGGTGGCGAAGAAGCCTTCGTTCTGGCCGGCATACTTGCTCTCGTCGATCCGCACCAGGATGACCGGCGCCTGCCGGTCGGTCATGATGGCGGAGAGCGCCTCGATCGAGGAATCGGTCACGCCGTCGGCGGCGATGGTGTTGCCGCGCAGCGCCTGCACCGCCAGCATGCGCAGCATTGCGTTGACCAAGCTCATGTTCTTGAACTCATGCGGCTGGCTTGAGGTTGGACAGGAAGAACACGATCACCTCGGGCAGGTCGTCGACGACGCGCACGATTGAATAGATCGGCTCGGCCGGGCGGCTAGTCACCTCCGCCTGGTCGCCGTCCTTGGGCAACCAGGCCATATCCGAACGCGGGATCGAGATCGTGCACAAGCGCCCCGCAAAGCGCGTCGGCGCCATGCCGCGGTCGCGGCCGCCAAGGAAATCGAGGTCCGGATCGATGTCAAACCGGCCTTTCAGGTTGACCATCGCCGGACGCGACGGATCGTCGGCCACCGACATCTCGCCCCGCAGCTTGGCGCGGATGGTGATGAGATCGCCGAGGCGAGAGCGCGTCTCATGGACAAGGCGCGAGCGGGCTGCACGAATGTCCATGAGAGGCTCCGAATGAGATGAGACCTCAGGCCTGGCCGAGGTCCATCTGGTTGGCTTCGTCGGCCCGCGCAAGGTCGACCTTGGTGGCTGGGCGCGCGGCGCCCTTGACGACAAGATCCTCGAGCTGCTTCTTGTCGACGTCGATGATCGAGCCGGGCGCCTTGACCTCGATCTCGGCGCGCTTGACCGTCTTGCCTTCCGGGCTCTTCTCGCCTGGCGACTTGCACAGGTGAACGGTGCTCAAAGCAACGGCTTTGACCATGATGCTATCTCCAATTGTGTTGAATGCCGAGGCCGGACCGGGGCAATCAGCCCAGGACGGTCGCCTTCAGCGTCGCGTTCGGGTTGACGGGCACCATCAGTGGCGCCGACTGGGTGAGGATCTGCTCGATCGCCACATCTCCTTCGGGGATGTAGTTGCGCGGGAAGATCGGCAGCGCCTCGAACTGCGCATGCACATCAACGATCGTGCCGAAGCAGCGGTAGCCCTGCACGTTCGGACCGGTCAGCACGACATCCTTGGGCGACATGAACGGTGTGACCGAGCCATTGACGGTGTAATAGTCCTTATAGACCCAGACTTCGATGCCGCCCCCGAGCGTGCCGCCATAGCGAACCTCGCCGGTGGTCATGAGGCCGGTCTTGATCGTCAGGTCGGCATTGCCGCGCCTGGTCAAGTCCATCTCGCCGAGAATCTCGCTGTCGCGCCGCATGACACCCCAAGCATCCGTGCCGACGGTGATGCGGTTCGGCGCGCCGCCGAATTCGGCCGAATGCATCGTGTCCGCCCAGCTCTGGATGTCGTCGAGGATGGACACGCCGGGGTCGCCCCAGCGCGCGCCGCTGCCGAGCACCACAGTGTGTGCGGCCGCTCGACCGAAATCGACCAGCCGTTGCGGCATGTCCTTGCCTTCGATGACGACCTTACCATCAATGACGGCCTTGGCGGCCATCCACTCCCAGAGCCTTTCGACCGCAACGCGATGGAACTGCAGGATGTCGGCTTTGACCGCGTCGTATCGCGCCGCTGGGCTCTGCGCATTGGGACCAAGCAACGTGCCCGGGCGGCGGGTCAGAGCCCGCAGCGGCGAGACAGGATCGCTCGCCTTGACATAACCTGGCTTGAAGCGCTCGACGCGCGCGCCTTCCTCGTAGATCGGCCGGCCCTGCGCCATCGGGGCGACGAAGGGCGCGAGCTTGCGGCCCGAACGCGGAATCTTCTCCAGGTCGATGTATTCGTCGGTCGATGACATCTGGTTGGGGAAGAGAAGATCGAGCCAGTAGCTCGGCACGATGTCGAGTTCACGGAACACACCGAGGAGAGTGTGCGTGTCCCAGAGTTCATAATGGTCGAAGTCCGCCATGATCGGGGGCCTTTGTAAAGGAGGCGGCCGAGGCCGCGATTGCGTCGAAGGTTTCGCGGGTCAGAGCCGCTTGCGGATGACAATGTTGGTGGGCGATGGCGCGGCGCGGAAAGCAGCCTCGCGCTTGTCGTCGGTGTTGAACGAGGCATCCCAGTTGAGCGCGTCCGGATTGAAATTGCCGGCGCGGTAGATCGCGACGCGCTGCGCGGCCTCGGTATCGACCACCGGGGCCGTCGTGATGCCAAGCGGCGCCACGCCGATCTGATCCGCCCCGCCGACGAGGGTGGCGTTGGAAAATGCGATGGCGGCGGCGGTCTCGGTGGTTGGGATGGCGTTGCCGGTCGCTCCCGCGGCCCTGGCGACGATACCGACGATGCCGGCGGCATCGGATTGAGCGCTGACATCGGGATGGGGAGTGGTGAGCGAGCCGTATGCGGTGCCGGCACCAGCTCCGACATTGATCGCCGCGATCAAGTTGCTGGCGGTTTCCGCCGCCGTCGCACCGATCTTGACCTGGCCGGCGACGGTGGTCGGCGCAGCCTTCAAGGTATAGACCGTCGCGCCGATGGTGATGGTGTCGTCGACGGCGCCGCCACCGGAGAAGACCAGCCGGCCGGTCGCCTTGCTGCCGGGCGCATGGATAAAAGTCGCCATGGCCAGGGTGTCTGAGGCTGCGAGGCCGACAACCGAGAAAGCCGGCAGCGCTACATCCGCTGCCACGGGGAAGTCTTCGGTGACAGGGTGCGGGATGGCCGAATTGAAGATTTCGGCGGAGGTGAACGTATCGGACACGTCCCGAGCCGCCATGCCCGGCTGTGCAAATGGAATGCTGATCATGATCGACCCTTTCAGGTGAAGAGTTGCGGTTGGATGGTTCGAACCATCAGCCCTGCCTGGCCGGCGCACCCATCGAGGCGCGGTAGTTGGCGAGAATTCGGTTAGCCGTTTCCTGCGATGCCGCTGCGGACTTTCCAGCGCCGGGCTGTGCGAGGCCGGCCGCGGCAAGACGCGACTTCTCATAGGCCTCGGCGTGCGCCCCGGCCGGCTTGGACACAGCGACATTGGCTACGACGAAAGCCGCGACATCCTCGCCGGTCATGGCGGGCGACTTGGTCGCCAGGTCGAGCGCCGCCGCCATGCGGGTGCCGTCCCCCTTGACGCCCTCGGCGCCAAGGGCGGTCGTCAGACGCTTGTTCTCGGCCGACACGCCGGTGGCATGGCCTTTGGTCTCGGCAGCGGCGACGGCTGCGTCGTGGTCGGCTTTCGGAATGCCGGCAACTTCGATGGCGGCGGGCGCGCCGGTGGTCTCGCTCATGGATGTGCTCCCTTTCTGCGGCGTTGAGCGCCCGCCGTTCGGCGTGGAGGCGCGGGAAAGTTCAGTAAGTACGCTTTCGAACGAACCGACGCGGTCGGCGATGCCGACGTCGACCGCAGCCTTGCCGATGAAAGTGCGCGCTTCCGTCTTGCGCGCGGTGGCTGCGGTGAGCCTGGAGCCCCGCCCTTTCGCCACCGTGCCGAGGAATGCGCCGTAGAAGGCATCGACTTCCGCCTGCAGGTCCTCGCGGACGGCGTCGGAAAGCGGCTCGAAGGGGTTGGCGTCGACCTTGTGGGCGCCGGCATGGATAAGCGTCGGGGTGATGCCGTCGCGGTCCAGCTGCCGACTGAAGTCGGCGTGCAGAAGAACGACGCCGATCGAGCCCGATATGCCGGTTTCGGTGGTGACGATCTCGTTGGCACCCGACGCGATGGCGTACATGGCCGAAGCCGCCATGCCGTTGACAACCGCGACGGTTCGCTTCTTTGCGGCAAGATTGCGCACGAAGGCCGCGGTTTCGAAGGCGCCCACGGCTTCGCCGCCAGGCGAATGCATGTCGAGGATAACAGACCTGACAGCCGGGTCGGCAGCTGCCGACTTCAGCTGGAAGCCGATCCCTTCATAGGAGGTCAGACCGGAGCTGGCCCCGATCCAGGCGCCGCGGTTCACCAGTGAGCCGGTGATCGTGATGATGCCAACCCCGTCGCGGGTGACGCGATAAGGCACGGCGCGACGGGCGCCGTTCTCGTCCTCGACCACCGATCCCCCCTCGAATCGGGAACTCTCGGGCCCATTGACGCCTAGCCTGCCGGCGAGGACGGAAAGCACCACCTCGGCCTTGTCACGCGTGATCAGCAGCGGCCGATTCAGTACCCGGTCGGCGATATGGATCAGCGATGTCATGGACGCTCCTACCGCACGAACCGCGTGGTCTTGGCGTAGCGCGAACGTTTGCCGTTCTTTGCCGAGCAGGCAGCGGCGAGCCGCATAAGTTCGGCGTCGAGCGCTTTGACGTCGGCTCCGGAGAAACGAAGCTGCTCTCGCGTCACCGGCGACTGGATAGAAAGTTCCTCGACATGCTCGCCAGCGAGCGCGCGCAGCTTGACCGCATAGAGCGCCTGGTAGAGTGCACAGGGGTCATCCTGGTCCACGGCAACGCCGTTGATGGTGACGAGGACCGGCATCAGGCTTCTTCCTTTTTTTTCGGTGCCTTCTGGTCCTGGATGACGTCGTCCTTCGCGTCGCCCGACCCCTGACTTGGAGCGAAAGGCGACGGCATGCCCGCGTCTACATAGCGCTTGTGCCAGTAGAGCCGGCGCTCGAAGACTTCCTCCGCGTCCGCCCCGATCTCGGCGCATTCCATGTCAAGCGTCGAGGTCCCGTTGAGCAGCCGTTCGCTCGCCGCCTTGGCGCTCTTCTGGTCGTCGGCAGTGGCCTTGGCCGGGCCTTGCCACATTGCCCAAAGCACCCTGTCCCGGTTGGCGGAGAAAGCTTCGTAGCCACCCTTGAACGGCAGCCGGCCGGTGCCGATCAGCTCGTCCACCAGATGCTCGAAGCCGATCTGGCAGATCGGCGAAGCGATGCGATCGCGGCGGCGGGTGACAACCGGATGCAGGGACGCCCCTTCCATCCGGGTCGAGGAATAGGTCGCGCCCTCATAGTTCATCGTGTAGCTGGCAACGCTGATGCCGATCGCGCGCGCGATGCCGCGCTGCAGCTCGTTGGACACGGGCAGGAATTGCGGCCCCGGAATGCCGGTCGACATCAGGTCCAGTTTTTCTCCCGGCGCCAGATGCGAGATTTTCGGATCGCTGCCGACCGAGATCTCGCTTTCAGCCGCCTTGTCCATGACGGCAAGGAAGTAGTCGCGGAACTGGGCGCGCAACTCCTTGCCGTCCTGGCTCTCGCCAAGCGCTTCAAGAGCCTCGAAGGCCTCCGCCGACGGTCTTTCGCTGGTCAGCACCTGGGCAAAGACGGTCTGCAGGATGCCGGTCTGGATCGTCACGTCGACCAGCGTCTCCCATTGCAGGTATTCGCGAAAGGCCGCGACGAGCCGGGAAATGCCGCGCACGTCGTTGCCGTCGACCGGGTCGAACACATGAGCGACCATCTGCCGCCCTTGCGCGTCATAGGCCCGATGGTCGCGCTTGACGACGATGACGGCTTCCTTCTCGGCGAGACGATAGGCGACCGGGCGGCCGTTCGGATCGTGGATAACGCCCTGATACAGCCCCTCGAACTCGCTGGTGTCCTGCACCAAAGCGGTAGGCGTCGTCAGGCACATCTTGGTGCCGGACCTGATGCCATAGCGGCGACGGTCGCCGGCGGACATATAGTCCATCAGCATCAGCGCCTCGCCAAAGACGACGTCATGACGGAGCGCGATGTCGACCTTTTGCGGCACGATGAACTTGCCCTTGAGGTCGCATTCGCGCGCGTTCCACGCCCAGCGCTTCCACTCGGCCTTCAACAGCTTGATGAAATCGTCCGTCTCCTTCCTGTCGTAACCAAGCTTTGACAGCTCCGGCATGGGATTGAGGATGAGCTCGACCCCGACGGTGTCGGCGATGACCTGGTCGACCGCGCCTCTCAGGCGGCCTGAATTCTGGATGATGTCCATGGCAAGGCCGGCCGCGCGTCGCCAGGCGGTGCGAACCTCGTCGCGGTGGTCACGCAGAGCGGTGCCGCGAGTCGACAGAATCCTCGAGCGGCTGTCGCGCAGATACCCGGCATGTGCGGGCGGGCGCGGAGCGGACGCGCCTCCCCTGCCGAATATCCGGTCCAGAACCTTCATGCGCGCCTTTTCCATTTCTCGCGACGCGCTTGCGAGGCCTCGCCCGTCGTCGGTTCTGTCGGGTCCATGGTGTCCTGTCTCGGAGCATGGCGCAGGCCGTGCAGCAGGTCCGGCTCCGAAGCAGGTCTCAGCCGCTCGCGCAACGCCGCCCAGTCGTCCGCCCTGTTGGTCGACAGCCCGAGCATTTCCGCCATCGCCATGGCGTAAACCTGAGCGTCCAGGCAATGATTGTCCGGCCGCAGGCGTTTCCATTCCTCATGGAACTTGCCGCGCACGACCTCGGCGACGAAGGCTTCGGCCGTGAGCTGCAGGAAATATTCCTTCGGCAGGAAGTCGCCGAAATGCACGTAGCCAGGCGGATCGGCCGGCTCGCCGGACCGCAGGCCGGGCTTGTGCAGATTGGCGAATAGCTCGGACTTCAAGCCCCATGTCCCGACCGGCCATAGCATGGCGCTGCCGAAACGCTTGCGCCTGCCGCGCTTGGTGACCGACTTCTTCGCCGGGACGCTGACTGCCGGCACACCGCGCCCGCCGACGCCCTTGACGGCATAGGCATTGGGGCGCCGCCGGCACCATTCGAGAACCTGGTTGGTGCGGCCGCCGTCGCCGCCGTCCACCGCCAGCGCCTCGATCCGGCGCCAGCTGCCGAAAGCGTCGTCGAGCGGCCTGGCGAAGAACTCACCGAGCTTCGTCCAGGCGCCTTCGCCGGTGTTGTCCGTCACACCCGCGAAGAAGCGGACGCCTAGCACCCAGCACTGCCGGTCTTCGCCGAAGGCGACGACGACGGTCCAGATGCCATTGTGCTGCACGTCGGCGCCGGCGACGAGAATAAGCCCTTCGGCAGGGATCTTCATTTCCGCGAAGGGTTCGCGGCGCTCCATCAGCCGCTCGTATTCCGGCGCGTTGCCCTTCACCTTGGCGGGCAGGCCGTACACCAGATTGAAAATACCCTTGTCGCCGAGACCGCCGGACTTGGAGTGGTTGAGTATGTCCTCCGCGATCGCTTCGTAGCTCATCATCAGCGAGATGAAGGCATCGACATGGAAGCCGGGGTGCCGGTCAGGACCGGCCAGGGTCGCGATATACCGCCCATTGCGGACGCCGATGACCCGCTCCGTTTCGCTGATGATGTGACCGCAATGCGGGCAGACATAGAAGCTCTTGTGCGGATGCAGTCGATCGAGGTGGAAGCCCTCGTGCGACTGGACGAACTCTTCGCGACATTCAACGCAGGCAATATTCCAGAAACGCTGGTCGGAGCGCTTGAAGGAGCGGTCGATTCGGCAATGCCCCGGCAGATCGCCCAGTTCATCGCCGGTGTCGATCTCAGGCGTCGACAGCTCGAAGATCTTGAAGGCCTTCGTGCGCCGGAAGGCGGTGAATCGACCGAAGAAGAGCGTTTCCGGATCGTCGCCGCTGACATGCGTCTGCCACTTCGAGACCTCATCTTTCACGCCGTAGCGCGTGGTCTTGCCCGAGAGATCGGTCGCGACGTTGGCGTTGGCGAGCATCAGCGATCCGCCGGCGAAGCGCTTTTCGTAGATGGTCGAGCCCGAGCCGGATCGGCTCACGGCCGGGAAGATGACCTCCTTGCCGGTTTCCCTTTGCCACGCCTCGATCAGCGGCTGCAGCTTCTGGCTGTTCATGTCCTGCAGGAAGTCGATCGACGGCAGGCCATAGATGGTGTTGTCCGGCGCGGTGTCGGCGATGTAGAGCGACCACGCAAGGGCAAGGATCGAGACGCCGGTCTGCTGCGACTTCCGCACCGTCACCAGATTGCAGGGATGGTCCAGCGACAGGCAGTCGGCGATCTCGCCGAGATAGGGCGCGTCGTCGAGCGCCCAGAGCTCTCCCTTTTTCGGTCCGTCGACCAGCACGATGTTCGCCGGCAGCCAGTCGCGAAAGCGTGCCGGCGGGCGCGGCCTGATCGCCTCCGCCAGTGCCATGCCGGCTAGGCGGAGCGCTCCCGGATGGCCGCGCCCGACATGGATGCTCATAACTCTTCGTCCTCGAGCGCCTCGTCGTGTTCGGCCGCCTTTTCGATGATTGCGCCCAGGCGATCGGCAATCTCGCTGTTGAGGTCGAAGGCGATCTGTCGGAGCAACACACGCAGTCCGTGGGAGCCCTCTCGCGAGACAGCCAAAGCCATGTCGTCGGCCTTGTTCTGCAGGCGCGCGATGCTCGACTGGATCTCCCGGCCGCAGATGGTCAGGGCCTCGCGCATGCGGTCGGCGCGAACGAGCTGGCCGATCTCTTCCTGCCGCCGCAGCTTTTCGCGTCCGACTTTCAGCCAGGCGTCTTGCCGAAGCGCTTCGTCGCGCGACGTGCTGGAGTTGGCCGGCGGAGCCGACGGCGCGTCCCTGCGAGCGACCGCAATCTTCTCGGAGCTGGCGAACTCGCCGCGGTAGTGATCGTAGTGCGCCAGCGAGAAGCGCATGATCCGGTCGCGAGCGTCGCGCTCGACGGGAAGGTCGTGCTCCTCGACCAGGCGCCGCACGAGTTTGGTCACGGCCTGCTTTGTGACGCCATCGCGCGCCGCAACGTCGGCCGGCGTCGCCATCACGGTTTCTTCAGACGGCATTCAGACAACTTCCTTCGGGCCGCTGACAACCCTGACAACCCAACTTTTTCGATGGTGCGACTGGCGGAAATCCAGCGGCCGGTCTGCCCGTCCGCGGTCGAGGAGCGGGATACGGTCCCTAAACTTTACACGGCTGGCGCGGCTGTCTTGCGGGTCAGTCGAAGAAGCCGGGGAGCATGAAGCTGATCTCATGCATGACCCGCGGCGGCAGCTCGCGGTTGGCAAAGGTTGTGAACTCTTGCGCCGTGTCGCCCTTGACCATCTCAGCGGGGATGATGACGCCTGAATCGACGAACGAGATGGGCCTGCCCCACCTCGTCGAGGAGCGGTTCGGAGCGTAGACGTGGCCGCGCAAGCCCATGGCTGTTACGCGATTTGGAAACCGGCCTGCCTTGGTGAAATCTCCGGCAAACAGCCGCCGCGTGCCGAAGGGCGAAGCGGTCACGCCTGCCCGCGTCTCGCGCGGCTTGAAGTATTTGAGCGAGATGTCGCCGCCCTGTGTGCGCATGGCATAGGCGAGCTCGCCATAGTTGGCGCGCTCGACCTTGATCGCCCTGCGGATCGTCCGGTATGGCAGGCCCGTCTGGCTGGCCAGTGTCCGCGTCAGCTTGGTGCGTAACCGATCGCCGACATGATTGATGGCTCGCGCCAACACCAAGCTGCGCTGCATCTCGCTCAAGCGGCCCAGCGCGTTGTCGAGCCGCTTGAGCCCGGAGAGATCGGCCCACCTGATCGTCAGCAAGCCGTCCACGTGGCACTCCAAAAATGAAAAGCCCCGGTCGCGAGGAGCGCCGGGGCGAGTTCTTTCTTACCGTGATCAGGTCTAAGTCAAGTTTCTGCCGCGCGTCAACGGACGGACGCAGTTTTTTTCGCGCGCTGACCCGCAGCGCTGTCCGCCAACCAGATCCCCGGTCTGTCCTCGTCGAGCCAAGGCGTCATAGAGCGATCGCAAGACAGCAGCCGATGCGCGATAAGCTGCGGCCCGAGCTCGGCCTCGAGCCGGCGCAGCGCCGCGACCCAGACCTGGTAGTCGAGCCGACCCATGATGTCGCCGCTCGGATCGGACACGAACTCGTATTTGCGGTAGGCGCCCTTCGCCGGCCGCTTGAGGCGCTCGTCATAGCCATGCACCTCGATGTCGTAGGTCTGGCCGTTGTTGTCGGTCACGCGCTTCATCACGAACCAGGCCGGCTTGCCGCTGCGCTCGGCCAGCCGCACCCTCGCCGGCTCCGCGCCCCAGTCCGGCTCTCGCCCCAGAATGGCGGTTCCGACGACCAGGCTGACGATCCCCTCGCCGCGCTGCGCCTGCGAACGGGCGCCATATCGCTCAACCGCGCGCGCCACATAAAGTTCGGCCAAGCCGTGCGTATCCGGCCAATCGGCCAAGGCATTCCAGCCCTGCGGGATGATGACCTCGCAAGCGGCCAGCCCCGCGGCAGCCCGACCGACCGTCACCGCATCCTCGTGCGGCTCGCCCTGCTCGATCCAGAAGTTCTCGTAGTCGTTGCGGCCGCCGTCTATCAGCGCGCCAAGCTCGCCAAAGCTGGTGATCTTGCTCCATGAGGAAGCCTGGAGCATGCGCCAGGCCGAATGTGGATTTTCCAGACCTTCCACGCCACCGCCCTTCGGCAACTCATGGACGAAGGCCCAGGTCAACAGCTCTTCTATGTTCACCGTCTTCATGTGCATTCACCCCTTCGTCCCAATTTTCGTCTTATCGACCCAACTCGCTGCTATTCGACCCAAATCGAAAAACAGGAAAGCGAACAAAAGCAGCCGGGTAAGCGGAGTGCCGGGATCGAAGGGGCGCAAGGGACGATGAAATCCGCGCCATACATGAAACGCCCCGCCATTCCTCTTTGCCCTCCATTTGATCTCATCGCGCGCACGGACAAACCGAGAAGAATCGACCCTAGCGTCCCTCGCGTCCTAGTCTGCTGTTTTCCCAAACCCTTTCAGTCCGGCTCCCCGCCCCAACTCGCACTCTTCCGTCCCTCGCGGCCTTGGCGAAAGGGGGAAAGGGTCAGCCTTCATAGCCGTATGCCTCCGGCGAAGGCCCCGGGTCGCGACCTGGCGACCTGACGAACTCATCCTTGACCTTGATGCCGCGGTAAATCGTGGTGCCGCTTTTTGCCTTCCAGAAGCGCTTCATCGCGCCTTCGGGCGATCGCCAGGTCAGCCGCGTGTAGTCGGGCAGCTTGCGCGAGAACGTCGACGACTTGAACTCGGCCGCGCCCTCACGGGCTGCCCAGTTGGCGTAGCCGAGATGCAAGTCGCCCGGCGAGGTCTCGTCATCCTCCTTGCCCGTCACGATGCAAGCGTTGCGCAGGAAGGCGCCGATCGGATCGCTCTCTTCCCGATATTCCCGCGTCGCGGCGAGCACGCTTTCCGGCGGCCTGAGGCCATAGTTCAGATAGTCGACCGTTCCCCTCACCAGCCAGGCGAATACGCCGTCGGCTTCTGCGCGCAGCTTCTTGGGCAAATCACGATCGATCCTGTCCTTGGGGATCTGGACTTCCCAAGGCACGAGGTAAACGCGGCGCCAGATGCCGTCGGAGGTGTCGTCGATGCGCGGCTTATGGTTGCCCGAAAGCAGGATCTTGAACTGCGGCACCACCTCGAAGAAATCCTGGTGCAGCCGGCGCACCGCGATCTTCTCGCCGCCGGTCAACGTCTTGATCAGCGCGTCCTTGAGCTTGACCCCCATTTCAGGCTCGGAGGCCGCGACCAGCCGGGCGCCGGGCAGGCGCGCGAGGTCCGGCGTCGCCTCATTGCCCCCTCGTCTGGTGTCGCCGGCGAAACTGTCGATCGACAGCGTCACCGCAAAGTCGCCGAAGATCGAGCAGAGCAGGTCGACGAAGGTCGACTTGCCGTTCGAACCGGCGCCGTAGAAGAACACCAGGCATTGCTCGACCGTGAGGCCGAGCAGGCAATAGCCTGCAAAACGCTGCAGGAAGCCCCTGATCTCGGGATCGGGCTGCACCTCTTTCAGGAAGGCGTCGAAGACCGGCGCCGCAGCACCCGGCCGATAGTCGGCCTCGCCGCTTTTCGAGATCAGGTCGACGGGGTTGTGGAGGTCGAGGCGCGGCTGCCACTCATAGACAGGATCCTGCGGATCAGATTCCTCGTGCTCCATCCGCACGAAGCGCAGCGTGCCGGAGCGGCAGTTGAAGGCGTAGACATCCTTGTTGAGGTCGCCCACCATCCTGGCCACATGCGGCAGCGCCTCCTTCATCATGTTGTCCAGCTTCGAGGAACCGGCCGAGCTCTTCGCATGGCGATGCCGTGACGATTTCCTGGCGTTGGCGCTCTTCTGCGCCTCATTGGCCGCGTCGATGATGTCTTCCAGCTCCATCAGCCGGCCGAGCTTCTCGGCGTCCCAGTCCTTCCTTGGCGCGCCTAAGCGCTTGCGCTCCAGGCGGGCGTTCCGGCCGGCCTCCAGCGCCCTCTCCTCATCCTCGGTCGCGGTCAGCAGAGCGGCCTCGGCCGAGATCAACTCGGCGGTTTTCTGCGCCAGCGGCCGGACCACCGACCCATCTTCGTCCTCTTTCCAGCGCGTGCCGTCGAAGCCGTGCCAGCCGACGCGCGCCACATGCAGCACGCGCGAGCCGTAACGGATCAGGAAACGGCGTCCGTTGCCGATATCCGTCTCCGGCTCCGAGGCGCAGTCGCTCAGAACCGACTGCTCGTCGAGCTGTTCGGGAAGCTGTCGCCGCGTTTCACGCGCGCCGGGCAAGGGGGATCGGGGCTCTATGCCATAAGCCGCAGCCTGCCGCTGGGCTTCCACGAGCACGGCGGCCACCTCGTCCGGCATGGCGGGCTTCTTGCTGCTCACGCCACCCTCTTCGCCGCTTCCGCCGCCATGGAAGCGAAGTCGCTTCCGGGGCGTGGCCAGACGATCGGAATCGCCCTGCCCGGCCTCGCATGCCTGGCGCGGGCGCGCGCCATGGCGGCTGCCGTCATCACGCGCTCGGAGTCGCCGTCGGCAAGCAGCACCAGCTCGGTGACGTGCTGCGCAACCCACATCGCGTCATGCGCATCCTGATTGGGTCGAGGGATCGGCCCGGCAATCATCAGTGGTCTCGCCACGCCTTTCGCATCGGGCGTCTTCAACACCGGATGGACGAAGCGCGAGGCGGGATCGGCCGGGCCGGCAAGATTGCCGAGGTCGCCGGCGGCGAAATAGAACGTGTCGGGCCGCCAGTTCTCCCAGCAGGCAAAGGCGGCGCCGTTCTCGATGCCCTCGCCCCCGACCCATCGCCGAGCCGAGGGATCGCCGAAGAGCGGGATCAATCCGCCCTTTTTCAAGCCTCGCATCTTCTTGGACGGCAACAGCTCGCTGCTGGCAGGGTCGAACAGTTGCGGCCGAAATTTTGGCGCGCAGGCGAGATCGAGCCAGGTGATGTGGCACCCGATCGCAACAAGCGAGCGGTCGACAAACGGCGCGATCATCGCCGGCCCGGCATGGAGGGCGACCGGATGCCCTCGCTCGTCCTGGCCATGCCAATAGGCAAGGCTGGAGGCATAGCGAAGCCATCGCGAGGAGCTGATCTCTCCGCAGCCGCGCGCAGCGAGATAGTCGGCCACCGGACGCCCGTATTTGCCCACAGGGGCGGCGGCATCGTAGATCGCGCGCGCCCTTTGCCGTTCTCGCTCGCGGAACTCGAGCTGAGTTCCTGATTTGCCGGCGGCATTGGTTTCGTTCTGCCGCCGGCGCTGCTCGATCCGCCTCAGGCTTCGGCTGCGCTCTTCCGCGCTCTCCTGCTCGGCCTCGTCGGGTATCGGCTGGCCGAGAACGATCGCGCAGGCTTCCAGGAAATGCGCGCGCCGATGCAGATCCAGGCCCTCGCAATGCGCGGCCATGCCGATGCCATCATTGCCGCCGGCGCCGCCGGCCCGGCAATTCCATTTGTTCTTGGCGGTGTTGAAGGCAAAGGTGTCGCTGCCGCCGCACTGCGGACAGGGCTGCGGGTGCTCGTGTCGATTGCCGCTGAACTTCAAACCGAGTTTCTTAGCTGCATCCACGATCGGCACAGAGCGCGCATCCTCGACGAAGAGTGCGACCGCGGCTTGCATTAATCGAGCCCCTGTTCGGCCAATGTCTTGAAGCTATCGGCTGTCGTTCCGATATGTGCATCACAGCGCCGCAGGCGCCCTTCGACAATTGGTGGATTTTTGCTCCCTGGCCGCGGCGACGCGGCCGGGCGATTTCGATCATGACATGATGGTAGGTATTACCTACCTACTATGTCAACAGGCCATCGCTTGCAAAAAAGTAAGCAACAATTACTATGCGCGGCATGATCGCGACGATACGCACCGACTCGACCTCCCTCGGCCAGCGCCTGCGCCAGGCGCGGGAGGCTGCCGGCCTGACGCAGAACGACGTCGCAGATCACTTCGGCATCAAGCGGGTCTCGGTCACGCAATGGGAGGCGGATACCACCCGTCCCTCGATGGAGCGTCTGCCCGAGCTCGCCGCACTGCTCAAGACCGATGTTGCCTGGCTGCTCGACGCCTCAGGCGCCGCACCGGTGCCAGTGGCACGCGAGCCGAAGCCGCGGGCCTCGCGCACGCCGATCATCCCCGGCGACGAGCTGGTCGGCGGCCGCGACCTGCCGATCTACGCCGCGGCGATGGGCGGCGAAGGCCACATGATCGTCACCTTCGAGGCGATCGACTGGGTGAAGCGGCCGGCGGTGCTGCAGAATGTGCGCGGCGGCTACGGCATCCTGGTGCGCGGCGAATCCATGATCCCCGCCTATTGGCCGGGCGACACTGCGCTGGTGAACCCGCATCTGCAGCCGGCGCGGGACTCCGACGCTGTATTCTTCCACACCCCGCCCAAGGAGCGCGGCGACGAGGAAGCAATCATCAAGCGCCTGGTCGGCATGAACGACCGCGAATGGACGCTGGAGCAGTATCGGCCGGCGAAGACGTTTACCGAGAGCCGCGTCGATTGGCCGATTTGCCATCGGGTGGTGGGGAAATATAACGCGCGGTAGGCCCTTCAAGGACTACTGGCTCAGCAGCCCTGCACGGGTCTGATCGCCAGCGTCTTTGAACCTAGCTGCTCTAGTGAAAAGTGTGAATACTGCCCGGGTTCACTTTCCACCATCCCATGATATCTGTACATGGGCAAATCCGCTCTCATGCAGTTAATCGGCAATGACCATCTTCCACCCTGTGAACGCGAAATCATATTATGAGTACTTGCCTCCATACGAGAATTCATGTGGAGATATTTGGCTCCACATGCCGACGTTCGGCTTGCTGAGAACGATAAAACACCCGGCGTGGTGGTATCGCCGGCGTGCGACGTGAGCAACTTTAAAACAGAGACTATAACGTACCTTCCAATCATCCCGGTAAAATCTTACTTTTCGACTATCGGCTTCATTCCGACACTTCGGCGAGAGATTGCTGAACGGCTGCGCTCCGCGTCTTATCAAGCGAACAGCGCTTGGCCCGAACCGGGGTACCTGACTCCCAACGCCTCGGAAATTGACAAGGAGTTGGCGTCGATCGAGGAGCGTCTCGCGTCAGATAAAATTAGCAAGCCCGAGCGAGACCATCTACCTCGTGCCGCGGCTGGCTTTCGTATCGCAAGGGCTTGTGCGCAAACTGAAGAAGGTTCTCTCTCTGACGTGGCGAAGTTATTCGGATCGAAGTGGGCAGGCGTTAAGCACCAGTTAATCTCTAACTCCTTCCGCTCGGACGTTCATTTCCTCCCGAAAGACAATGGCCCGAACAACGAAAGTCATCTTGGCTCGCACTCCCTCGTTCTTTTCCGGTACCCAATGACACTACACGCAGAGCTTCTGGCAGCGGCACAGACTCACCGAACCGATCAATGGGCATCATTTGTTGATGGCTATGCAGGTGATTCAATTCTATCGCGTCAGATAATTAGCATGCCTCCCCTGAAATGCCTTTCAATCAAGGCGTCATTCCTCGTCGACCTGCTAAATAGGTTTACCTCGCTTTACAGTCGGATTGGCTCGCCGGACTTTTCTCAAATGCAGATCGAAAGGTACGCATCGGAACTCGAAAATGGCTGA